ATACTTTCTTCAGCCATTTATTGACGATGCGCTCATCCAGATTACCGCCCCCAAGATGGCGGATGGGGATGTATCCAGCCCAGTCTGCGACGGCTATGGCATAGCCCACGACTTCGCCATCACCTGTCGGCCAGCCGGGGCCGTTGGTCTTGATGTTTGGGTCGCGGGTCTCGACATCTATTGCGATTTGCTTCGCATCGAAGATGTCGGGCAGTTCTGCGGGCGGAACCCATTCGCTTTTCGGGCCGAACATTGTCATCTGTAGTGCCATTATTTTTCTCCGCCTAGTGCCGCATATCCTGCTATGTCGATCCAGCTATCTTCATGGTCGGTTTTCATCAGCCGTGCGGCCTTCACCATAATCATGCACAACGCCATCTGTTGAGGCGTGATTTCTACTTCGAGCACGACAGACCACAGCTTGGCTATGTCCTCAAAGTTTTTCTTGGCATCGCCATATTCTTTAGCGCGGTCGCCGTTAATCAGTTCTTCAGCTTTGTGTAATAGTTGGTCGCGCTTCATGTGATGCCTCATTCTTTTTGTGTTCATAGTAAGCAATGGTCATTGCTATCAGGACGAAGGATATATATGCCCCCAGAATTATTTGCAGGGGCAGTTTCAGGAAGATTAGAATGTTTGTTATAACCCTAACCATTCCAATGCTCACTTATGGCTTTGGTCCTGAAAAACCCGTCATATTCTGGATTAAGGTGATGAAAATACCTAGCATAGTAAGCGCGGTGATTGTTACTTAATTTGAAGCCACCGTTGCTTTTAGTTTCGATGTCTGTGTGCCACCGTATCCTTTCAAACACTGCATTGGCAGAATAATTTTCAAAGCCCGCGTTAATTACTTGAAAAGTAAACTGTTCAAACAGTTCGTAAACATGGGGGTTTTGTTTGTGGAACTCCCACCATTTTTCTTTTAAGGACTGCGTCATATCCAGTAACTCCTATTCATATCCTCCGGCTCCACCAGAAACAAGTTTTGCTTGGTGCGTGTAACGCCGACATAGAACACCCTATGCAAGTCGTCTGGAGCCGTCTCAGCGGCCTTTGATGCCGCCGGTGATAGATCGGTATACAGAACGACATTGTCGGCTTCCCCGCCCTTAGAGCCGTGGATCGTGGACAGATTTATGCGGGGTATGGCATTAAACTTTTCTCCTCGCCGCAAAAGTGCTGTGATGTAGGCTCTTTCGCCGCTTGGCATTTTATCCATTGCCTCGTGCCATATCATGTCGATGGTGGCTAGAAGGCCGTGGTTCGCGGTCAGTTCTTCAAGGTTGACTGTCTCATCATCATCTAGGGCGGGCAGTTTCTTAAATCCGCGCTTGACTCTGTCCCCGACAGACATATAACTATAGATGGCTCGTGCGGCCTCGCCCGTGATCCTCTTGCCTTTTCTCAGTTGTTCCCAGCCGTTGATGGCCTCGCTCAGTTTTTCTGAGATAGACCGTCTTCCATTACGACTAAATAGGAAGCCGCGGCTTTTTAAGTCTTCGGTAGCGGCATCTAGGAAATATCCGGCTTGAGCCAGCACGAGCCACGAACCCTCCGCAAAGTCTATGTAGCCAGTGCTAGGGATGCGTTGCACCTTGCCTGCTTCTGCCCGTGGCAAATAGGTCTTTGGTACGCGGCGTTTGATGCGCTTTGCAATGCGCTCAGCCATTGGGTGAACGGAAGCTGGTACACGGTAGGATTGCTCAAGCACTTCATAGCCGCCGTTGAGGCCGATAAAGTGTTCGACATCAGCCCCAGCCCAGCGGTAGATAGCTTGGTCGTCATCGCCCGCGCAGTAGATGCGGTCGGAGTGCTGCTCTAGCACATGGGCTACATCCCACTGTAGGGGCGATAAGTCCTGCGCTTCGTCGATGAAGGTGATAGCAAGACGGGGACAAAACCCTGCGCCGTCACGGACAAACACCTCTAGCATATCGGTAAAGTCGTAGAGGCTGAACCTATTTTTATATTCCATCATGCAGTCGGATACATATTTTACGGTGCTCCACTCAATGTCGAGTTCGCTTTCGTCATATTGTTGCCGCAAATCAATTTTGCGTAGCCGTGCCAGATTGAGCAGGCTGATGATGGGGTTGTTGTTTTTGTTCAGGTCGAATACTTCCTCGCCGCTGATTGACCGACTGTCCACGACAAGGTCATGGCCGATGGCGTGGCCTAACTCTTTGTAGTGCTCTGGTTGCATGACCTGTTCTTGGCGAATACCAGACAACTTTAAGGCAAAACTGTGCAGGGTGCGGAACCACGGCAGTTGCGCGGGCTCAAAGTTAAAGCGTGTGCAGGCGCGTTCGCTAGCTTCGTTAGCCGCTTGTCGGGTGAAGGCAAAGTAACCGATATGGGCGGGGTTGACGCCTGCGGCCAGAGCCTCGTCCACTTTGTTCAGCAGAGCGGTTGTCTTACCTGTTCCGGGCGGCCCATATATACGAAATATTTTAGTTTCCATTAGAAGGAATCCTACGACGGTAGTTACCTAATCGGCTTCGTATGATTTGATTGATTGTCGGTTTGCTAACCCCTAATCTTTCCGATATCCAATCCAGTTTCCGGAAATCTAAATAGTACTCAACAATGAGGTCGTTCCGCTGTTTTTTGGCTTTACGCTTTTCTTCGCGAATCTGTCTCAGGGTTATCTTTTTTTCTTTTTCTAAATCAGGGAGCGTGTACCCGTGGTTATCAAGTTTTGTTCTAATCTCCCGCAAACATTTCTTCCCCAAGTTAGGTACGCGGAGCAAATCAAACTCCGCACAGAACTCAACAAACTCTGTCAAAAACATTGGGGTAAGATTTTCGTTTCGGAGGCAGTTGTAAGTTCGTACCGTCCACGGGATATCTTTGACATAAACAGGAACTTCTGGGAAAGTTTTTAAGAAGTTTTCTTCAGCTTCAATTGTGGCAACAATCTGTCGTATTCTTTCGCGAGAAACCCCGTATTTATTTGCGACGGCTTGCAAAGTCCGCTTCTCTTCTACCCGTTCCCGATAAATTTCTTGATTTCTAGTCAACATCGTATAACTCCTCCACGCTGTTAACACGCTTTACGAATATAGGTGTTTCTTCGCCCACCCACGCCCCGATGACGTTGTAGTACATAAAGTCAACAGCATCGTCATAGTCCAGCCCATCTCGCTCACACAAGATGGCTACACAAGCCTCAAAGTCATAAACCGCTATAGCGGGCTGCGACGCACGTTCGCCCATCCCAATAATTGCTTTATCAAATCCATCTGCTAGTAACATTAGAAGGGTGCCTCCGTTTGATTGCCGCCAAAGCTGGGCGTATTGAACTCAACTTCGGCTGTTTCAAATGACGGGATTTGCCACACACGGACAGGCCTGCCCTTAATCTTCAGCAGTTTGCTTTCGCCGCCCTTGTCGCGTAGACGCTGGGCGATCTTGTGTGACTTGTATTCAAAAAACTTGTTGCGCTTGAGGAAGGCTTCAAAGTCTTTGAGCCGGAACATAGTGATGCCGGACTCTTCATCTGTCCAAGGCCGCTTGAGCAGAATTTCTTCCTTGTCGTTGGCTTTTTGTAGATGGACGCAGAACTCTTCTAGGTAATCATAGAACTGGCCGCTGATGCTGGCGTCTTCTGCCACTTCTATAATTGCGCTCTCATTGTCTTTCATTTCTGTCAGCAGGCCACCGATACGGCCTTCCCAGACCTGCTTGCTTACAGAGCGCGGCATAAAGTTCAACTGCTCCATACAAGCCTTCTGGAAAGTAGGCTGGCTCATCAGGCCTTCTGTATCCAGTTCCAGCGGTTCACCATTTACATCCAGAAACCAGACCGGCGGGTTTGAATTATATTTACGCAAGTTAGCAATGGCCGCGCCTTGGATAGCGGCACCAATGCCGTGCTTTCTGGTCTGGCACAGTTCCTTGTTGCAATGCGCGTTGATGGGGGCATCTGAGCATTTGTAGGCGTAGTCTTTACGCTCTAACTGCCTTGCCACAATGTTGACTTCATTCAACGGCAGGGGTGGCACGAGATACTGCATATTATATTGCAGGATTTCTGACTCCCAGCTATCGGGGTAGGCCTTGCGGAGATACACGCCGATATTAAACAGGCCGTTGTTGCGGCCACCCTCGCTGATTTTGTTCTTTAACAGAAATTGCAGACAAGGCGGTCCATCTTTCATCTGCGCCGCTTCTGCTTCATCACCGATTTGCAGTTTCAATAACTGCTCTGGCGTCTGCTTGTGCGCTTCGTATAACTCAATAAATTCGCTAAGTTCGGCAGAACTGCCGTCATCTTTAATAGCGTAGCGTAGACCTTCTTCTGCATCATAATACGGCAGGTTCAAAAAGTTACCGACATCATCGCGGTCAAGGTGCAGTTTCACCTGCTTCGGGAATATCTCGCTACCACCATATCCCAGCGCGGCTGACACCTGTTGCAGAGTAGACTGCATATCTTTGGCGTCCACCCATTCTGTGGTGAACAGGAAGCAGTGCGCTCCGCCAGATTTTGAACGGCACACAACGAGCGGCAGTTGCAACTTGCGGATTTTCTCGACTAGAAGCTTGTGGTCTAACGGATACTGGTCAACGTCGATACAGCCCCATACGCATTGGTTATTTTCATTGATGGGTATAATTCCAATACCCCGCCCCTTGCCGGACAGATGCCCTTCCCACAGTTCCGTGGTGCGCGGTTCGCGTATGATGGCGGCTCTACCGGTGTTCTTCCCGTTAGCCTGCTTCTTTTCTATTTTATAAGTGCCATAGGCCAACTGTAGGCCGTTAAATATGGCTGAAAACTTTTCTACAGACATGGATGCCCCCAAAAGAATGGGGTGATGAGATGGTAGCAGCCATCGGTCTCACCACCCCAACTGATTAGAACGGTACGTCGTCGGAGTTGTCCCCGCCTACGGTATCGTCCTGATGCTTAACAACAACGTCACCAGACTGAATGCTTGCATTAAAGTCTTTAGCGCGGTTGTAGAGGGCCATATCTTGCACAGGGCCTTCACGGCTCATTTCCCAGCCGTGCCAGCTACCTTTGCTGTTTTCCTCAAGATGGGTCTTGAGCAGATACACATGGCTAAAACGCGGCGGTGTAAACGGCCCGTTCTTGCCCTGCATGGTGAGTGACGAAATCATGCTGTTCCATTTTCTGGACTTCTTTAGCTGGGTTGATTTCATCGCGATCAGTGCTGTCTCAGCAGACCCGTCTTCGTTCAGCACGATTACAAAATGCTGGTGGGTCTCTTCGATGTACTGACCAGAGCCGTCGGTAACATATTCTTTGTTATCTTCGGCGGAACGCTCAGTTTTTGGCATGACCTCACCCGGAGCATAGATTGCCACTGGTGCGCCCGTTCCTTCGCCTCTAGGGGCCCATTGTATGAACCGCCGCTGATAGGCTACCGGAACGACACGGATGCCGTCCTTGCCTTTGTAAACGCCACCAGAGACGGTATTGTAGATGTCCCCTTTCTTAGCGTCTTCAAGGTCGTCAAGTTCCCTGCTCATACCGCCCAGAATTTTCAGGAACGGCAGGGCAAGGTCGTCTTGACCCATATTCTCAAGACCAGTTCCGGCATCCGCTTCAAACATTGATGGATCGAACTGGATTACTTCCGCAGTTTTCTTTTCTGCAACTTCATTTTTCTTTTCAGCCATTTTATTTGCTCCCTTTGACAACGGCTCGTTGGCCTATAAAGGCTCCGAAGAGTTCCATCGGGAACTCGTCACCACTTTCCACCCGTTCTTTAACGAACGCACGGAGGGT